GGTAAAGATGGAGTGATGCGGATTCAAAGAGAAGCGACGACCTATCAGCTCAACGTGTATGGCGTGCCGGATACCGCGTACACCGACATGACGACGCTTGCCACTTTGGCGAGATTGCTGCGCGACATGAAGCAGCAGATCACCAGCAAGTATCCTCGATGTAAATTGGCCGACGATGGAACGTTATTTGGTCCAGGTCAGAAGATCGTGACGCCTAAGATCATCAAGGCGGAGCTGGTGGCAGAGTACGCTCTTGAGGAATTCAACGGTTTAGTTGAAGACTCAAGGACGTTTTCTCAAAATCTCATCGTTGAGCGGGACAGCACCAATCCAAATCGAGTGAATGTTCTTTATCCACCCAATCTCGTCGGGCAATTGAGAATCTTTGCGGTGCTGGCGCAATTTAGATTGCTGTCCACACAGATGCTCACCGGCACGACCTTATAGGAGTAATCACAAATGGCAATCGGCGACCCGAATCTTATTGCGGGCGTTGGCTCATTGACGCTCGACGGAACACAACTTGCCGTCAAGGCAAACATGACTATTTCTCCTTCACCGCTCACTCGTGAGGGCATCGCCGGTCAAGATCGTGTGCATGGCTATAAGGAAATGCCAGCGGTGCCATGGATTGAGGCTGATCTTTCAATTCAACATGGCTTTGCCATTGAGGATATGAACCTTGACGTAGACTCTACTTTGGTGGCGCAACTTGCAGATGGCCGCGTCTATGTTCTTCGCGACTGCTGGTATGTGGGTAGGACTGAGATCAATACGCAAGACGGACAATATCGCGCTCGCTTTGAGGGGTTTGAGTGCCAGGAGATCATGTAATGCGTTGACCGCTCAGTAGTGTAGATGGATGCACGGCTTGGTTTACACTGGGACAGCGAAGGTTCAAATCCTTCCGGGCGGGCCATTAAGGAGGAAGATACATGACAAAGGAGCAGAGACCTAGAGTTGAATTGACGGATCCGTCACGTCCACCGCCCCCACCGCCGCCTTCGCCTCCGGTGGATGCCGGCCCGGTACAAGTCAACGGCGGAGGCACTACCAGCAGCAGCTTGGACGTACCTAGTGAATGGCCCATCACCATTAAGCTGCGTAAGCCGATCAGGGACAAGCACTCTAACTTGACGGAGATAATCGAGTTTCGTGAGCCTACGTGCGCTGACATCATTGCTTGTGGAGTACCGGCTGCTCCTTCGTTTGACACCGGTCAGATGGTGTTTGACGGCGCGAAGATGACAGAGATGATGTCGCGTTTGTCTGGAGTGCCCATGCCGTTCATGCAACAAATGAGCACCATTGATTGGACGACATGCTCAATGCGGCTCATGCGTTTTTTCCTTCCGGACCTGACTTCACTGGCTTAGTCCTTGACTGCTACCGACTCGCAAGGTTCTATGGTCAGGTCCCGGATACTTTCTTGAATATGCCAATGGGTCGGATAGTCATTCATAGACATTTTACCGGCTTGATGTTTGAGACCGGTAAGCCAAAGAAGTTCAAAAAAGATCATGGCTGATACTACCCTTACACTTACTGCCAAGCTGGTTGGGGAGTTTGAGCAGAACATCAAGCAGTATCAGCGCTTGGTCAAGCAATTTGAAGCGGACCAAGCTCGGAGCGCTCCAGAGGCAGCCAAGAGGTTCTTTGAGTCTACTAAGAAGTCGCAAGGAGGACTTAAAGATCTAAAAGAAGGTGCCATCAGTCTTCAGCGGGAAATGAAGGCGGTTGGTGAAACTGTCGGCAAGCTGACGCCAGGTTTTTCCGGTCTAACTTCTGAAATAGGCTTGCTTGCTAGGGGTGCCGGTAGTGCCATTGGCGTTGTAACCGCGCTAGCAGCAGCAACGGCTTTTACAGCCAAAAAGCTTGGTGATTTTTCTAATTCCATGTTGAGCGTGAGGAATTCTGCAAGACGTGCACAAATGACATTGCCTGACATGCGGGATTTTATTCAGCTTGGTGCCCGTTGGGGTAAGTCCTCAGAAGAGATGCAAGGGGCGGCGGTTAATTTTGCCGAAGCATTTACCAAGATTTCAAAGAATATTGGCGGCTTTCGTAACATATTGGAAAGGACAGAGTTTCCAGTTTCAGGTAAGCGACTAGCTGACTTTATTCAATTGCATCCTAATGACATCAGGGGTGCCCTCGAAGAAACCTTCAAGATAATGGAGGAAATAGAGAAGAAAGAGGGTCCCGTAGCAGCTAAGAAATTTGCCGAGGCATTGGGGTTGCCCGCGGACTTTGCTCTTCATACTGCCAAGGATTTTGTTGATGGCTTGAAGAGCGTAAAGGGCTTGCGGGAAGAAATGGGAATTACTGATGATAAGCTAATGAAGTTAGACCAAGATGCTGAAAGTTTTCGTAAGGAATGGGTCAAGACGGAAGAAATTTATAAGCTTTGGGGTCAAGAATTCGATCGCTTAATTTTGCCAGACTTCATTAAATTGGTTAAGGCTTTTAACGAATTATTTGGCAACAGGAAGGCCGTTGAATGGGCGGATGGATTCTTGGGTGCTTTGAAAGCTCCATTGCAAGCTCTGCAGCTGATGAAATCTATAATAGAATATCTCAGCGGCTCCAAGATAATGCAATTCTTTATGTCTATGACGCCAGGCGGCGGCGGTCTTGAAAATGTCCCTGGAGTCGGTCCAGTTCCTGGAGGTGGAGGAGGAGGCGGCGGCGGGGGCGGCGCTGGTGCCGGAGACGCCGCAGTACCAAGTGCTGGAGAGCCATCATCGACTGGTGCTACGGCCGGTGCCGGTGGTGGTGAAAGAGGGTCTACTGCTGGCTTAGGTCATGGGCTCGGTGGACCTCCGCAAGGTGAACCTGCCGGTGAGTATGCTGGCAAGACTGCTCAGCAAGCTGGGATCACTCCAGAGTTTCCAGTAGACAAAGGCGTTAATTGGCAGAACATGGACGCGAATTTGGTCGCGACCATGAATCAAATGTATCGTGATGCACCGTCATCCGCAAAGTCTGGATTTAGACTACACTCCGGTTATCGCAGCTATGACGAACAAGCCCGCATCTATGCAAGTGGCGTGCGTCCTGCGGCTAAACCCGGTGGATCACAGCATCAATTCGGTCACGCCGGTGACGTCATAGATCCTAGCGGGTGGTTTCATCAGCATGCCGGCGAGTATGGTGCGGGCTTCTTGTCCGGTGACTATCCGCACATGCGACTTGCCGGGCATCATAGATTGCCTATTTCTGGGATGTTGCCAGAGTATGGCGGGCCTGGAACAGTAGGAGGTGGCGCGCATACTGGTGCAGTTGGCTCAATGTGGGCAGACCCATACTTGGCAAATGCCGCGCGTGCAGCAATGGACTCTTCTGCACAACAAAAGGTAGAAGGAAAGGGAACCATTGATATTAGTGTAAATCAACAAAAGGCACGAGGCAGGGCTAATCCGAGAAATATTTTAAAGCCTCTAAGCTTACCTCGTGCCGTGCAAAGGCAACCAGCAGACTCCGGGCCGCAAGAAACTAGAGTTGATAAGCCCTCCTCATATGAGTTTAATATGTAATGGCTGAGCGCCTTGTTCTTACTGCAGAACTTGTTGATGAGGTCAGCGAACAGACCAAGAAATTTGGTAAGGCGCTGAGAGACTTCTATTCCGAGCAAAAGAAGCTTGGTGATGAAGCAAATAGGCGTGATCAACAAAACACTAGAGATCGCAAACGTCACCATGATGAACTGAGCAAAGGAGTTTTGTCCAGTTCGCGAGAGCTGAAGGCTTTTAATAAATTATTGGGAGACTTCAGCCCTTCACTCGGTAGGCTAGGCGATGAAACTGTAAGTCTATCGCGAGGTACTGGCACCGCAGTCGCAACGTTTGCTGGATTTACCGGAGTTGGTGTAGTTGTCACTAAGCAACTTGGTGACTTTGGCAAGCAGATGTTGGAAATGCGCAATGCTGCCAGAGAGGCCGGAGTCTCCGTTGCATATCTGCGCAACTTACAACAGGTAGGTCCCCGCTTTGGCTTAGATGCCAAAGAGATGCAGCAGACTGCCGTCGCCATGGGTTCTGCGATGGAGCAAATTCACAAGCACATTGGTCCAATGCGCCAAAATTTGCTTGATCTTGTTGGTCCGAAATATCTGCAATCGTTCTTTGATACTATCGATCGAGACCCGCAAGACTTCGATAAAGCCTTTGATGAATATCTTAAGCTCAGTGATAGGATCAAACAGGATTTTCCAGGTCGGCTTGGCGAACAACTCTCTGATCGTATTGCTGACGTTTTAGGTTTTTCTCCTACCGTTGCTAGAATCAATCGTGACAAATTCAGGGGTGCCTTAAAAGAATATGATGATTTGACAAAAGCTTTTTTGATGGATCCGGCGAAGTATGAAAAGCTTGTTAAGGACAGCATTGCACTAAAAGAAGAATTAGCCAAGACCAAAGCAGAATTTGAGAACATCGGAGCTGCATTGGTTAGTAATTTGATAGAACCCATGAAGGAATTGGTTGGTCATTTTAATGAAACATTGAAGAGTCCAACGGCATTGAATACCATGAGTCAGCTTACTGATAAATTTACTTTGTTGGTTAAGTTGATGACGGAGGTCGTTGACTCTATGAAGTGGATTGAAAGCCACGTTTCTACGTGGACCATTAAGAATATAATTTTTCCGAGCAACATGTGGGACAGTGCCAAGAACATATCGAAGGCCATCGTGGACTCTATTCTTGGTCCTGTTGGAGGAGGCGGCGGTGGAATAGGTGGCGGGGGTTATAGGCCCGGTGGTGCAGCTGGTGGCGGTCCGACATTTCGTCCAGGTGTTGGCCCTGGAGCACGTGGTACCGGTGTTGGCGGTGGACCTATGACGCCAGGAGTTAGTGGCCCGGCACCAAGAGGCGCGAGTGAAACTTATGACAAACTAGTCGAGCGGTTTAAGAATT